AGTTATATATATAAAATGGAGGGTGCGTAGCGGAGCAACTACATTAGGGAAGGTCATGACTCCTTCCTTCGCCCTCCATTTATAAGTGGAAATAATAGGATAGTTCTTCTAATTTTTTGGTAAATTTTTTTATTTTCTATTTATATTACATCTTACTTTTCAGAAAATTTCAAATTTTACTTCTTATTTCTTACTCGGCCCGAGCCCTCTAAAAAAGAGGAAACCGCCCAGTTCGGCTGAAAACTGGGCGGTAGAGTAAGGAAATAGGAGGTTTCCAACGATGAAAAGGAATGGCTACAAATTCTTTCCCTTTCCATATAATAAGTGGAGTTTTACCACCTTTATTCTAAAATTTTGAACTCTAAAATTTAGGGTATTACTTTTTGATTTGGATGAAACTATCAAACCCTTTATTTTTTAGTTCTTGGACTCTCTTTTCCGCATTAGCTTTTACAGAAAAACTACCAGTAACTACTTGATACATTACCTTGCCCGCGGGCTTAGGAGCAGTCGGGGCCTTATAAGCAATACCAAAGTAGGAACAGATGCCTTCTGCGATTTTTTCTCCAATTTCAGTAGTATTCTCAATAATCCACTTAGCAACAGAACTTACATCATGGAACTCACACTCAATATAAGCAGTAGGAGCAGCAGGAACCCTTATTTCATAGAGAGAGGGGTCGGGCCTAATACTTTCACTGGTTCCGGGCGTAAATGGGGCTAATACATTGAAAATAGCCTTACAAGCTTTATAACCCTTTCCATCCGCATTATAGCAGAACATACGAGTTCCACTTACAGAGCCGTTGAAGGCGTTTGTATGGATACAAACGTGTAAGTCCGCCCCAAAGCTATTTGACGCCTGACATTTTTCGGACATACTTTCGTCATGCATTAGCTTTACAGAGATGCCACTTCTCTCTAATGCAGACTTACAAGCTTTGGCAATCTTACCACATTGAACACCTTCAGTAGTATTACCATAGGCATAACGATTGTCGTATTGATTACTTGGAGATAGAAATACCTTAGCCATTACTATTACCCTCCTTTTTCTCATGCTGAACGCCAAAGTAGAAACCAATAACAATAGTAAAAATGGTTAGGAACTGGTCGGGCATAATTTGTCCTATAATAGATAGATAGGCAAACACACCACATAGAATTAGAGTAACAATACTCTTTACATTTACCAGCTTTGCTAATTTCTCTTTCATAATAAATCCTCCTTTTGCTCTAATGGCCCGCTACCATAGATTTTAGTGATAGCGGGCCACATACTTTATTTACGCTCTAATAAGGTAATGCGGGTTTCATGGTTTTGGACTACATCATCCAATTCTTTTACGTTTTTCTTTTCCTCTGTTATAGTTTTGTTTAGCTCTAAAATACTATCTTCCAGCTTTTGCATAGCTTTCGTATTCATACTTACAATTCTTCCAATTGATATTACAAATCCAGTGAGGGCAACTATTCCTAAAAAGATTTCCCAAGTCATAGCCACACCTCCTTATGCCGTTCTCTTCCACATAGCTACAGCCAAGTAAGGAGGCATATTCTTATCCGTCCCACTTACACCAGTAGAACCAGTCGCCGTATTACGGCTGATATCAAAGTCCGACGTTGCGAAAGGATAATATCTTCCGCTTCCGCTCTGCGACCCCATGTCACCTATGCTGAACGCCTTCTTGCTGTTGGTGATAAATCCGGAGTATCCTGCTTCATTGGCCGGATTATGCGTGTGGGCTACGACTACTGCGTCCTTACTACCGCCAGTGCTTCCCATTGGATAGCTACTACTCATACCAAGCAAAAACCTTCCCTGAATCTGCTCCCAAGTTCCTCCAAAGAGCGTCCCAGGATTTGTAGAATTTACACTTATATAAATAGAACCCACAGGATAAATCAAATCAAAAATATTCTTATTATTTACTTTTAGAGTTCCATTTACATTGAAGTCATCCTTACTCCAATCAAAGATAGGTGTAGTTCTGCGGGCTTGCTCATCAGTAGAGATTGTAGCTAATTTGTCTACTGCCCGGGCCTGGAACACATAAGTAGTTTTATAGTCTAATCCGCTAATGGTTGCGGTAGCATTATATGTATTACCACTCTTTGTAGCAGTAACACCAATCCAGCTACCATAAGAGCCTCCTTGGGCTTTATAGCGATATTGGACGGTTAGAGTATTGGCTACTTTTCCAAAAGACCCATTGAAATAATTACCACTAATCTTTAGAGTAGCAACGCCCGCGGTGGTAGGAGCCCCGGCTTCCATAGAACAGGTTAGTTTTATGTATTCTATGAGGGTTTTATTGACTGTTTGGGTAGTAGTATAGCCTCTGCTATCCGTAGCACTAAAAGTAAAGGAACCACTTTCTACTGCGTTGATAGTCCCGCTGGCACTTGTAATGGACTTGGCCCCGCAAGTTATCTTTTGAGATTTTAGAGTAGCACTATTTCTCGCTTTGGCCCCAGTAGCAACAGAAGCATTGGAATAGTATTTTATGAATTTTGAACTATCACCAGTTAGGGCGGTGGTGGTAGTATTACTATCGCTTACAGTTGGTGATAGAGTTGGCTTTGAAGCACTCTCATTTACTGTGGCGGTAAAGGAAGTAGATTTACTACCGATTAGGGTTGAGCCATTATAAGTCTGACAAGTAATGGTTCCTGTTCCACTTTTACTATTTGGTATCTGGCCATAGAAAGTAGTAGGAATAGTCCAGCTAATATTTGTGCTGGACGTTTTCGTTGCGATTGTTCCACTCAAACTACCAAAAGAATAGGTAAGTGTATGAGTAAAAGAGGTCGAGGCTCTGTTGATTGTAATTGTTGCACTACTGCCGATATTGGCGGTAGAACAAGAAACGGAGCTGGCCCGCGGTATAGTAGGGAGTGTAAAACTTTTGGCTGCCCCATAGTAATTGCCATTACTATAAATCCAACCACTAACCGCTGAAATAGTAAAACTCTTGCTACCATCAGAGTTGTGAGGAATAGTTAGAGTTCCAGAATCAAAAGTTCTGTCTTTATAGTCTGTAATATCAGAATAAGTGCCGCCGCTGTATACTTCAGTTCCGTTGATGGTAACTGCGTCCATTTTGACCGCATTAGTATAGTATTGTTCCTCTGGGTGTAAACCACAACTCCAAGCAATAGTCGTCCTATTATTAGCAATATCCTGGCTACCTCTGATTTCCCACTTTACCCAGAAGTATGAGCCATAACTTACATTAGTTTTTACAATTCCACTTGTTGCCATTTATCATACCTCCTTATGAGCCAATCCAGAAGCAACCTGTTCTATCGCTTCCATAATCCTCAAAACGGCTATTTTTGCCAACTATTAGGTATTGTTTGATGGTCGCATTTATTTGTGTGACTCCTGTATTATCAGCAGTTAGCACTTCTTCATTATTTTTGTAAATACTCATACCATCTTCATCGATATTAGTGCTAATTTCACTATCAGATTTACTGATGGTTAGGCCCGCTTCATTGAAGGTGAAGCCAGTAGACGTGGTTACTTTATCTACTCCTTTTGAGAGTTCAGTTGAAATAGCAAGATGAACTTGGTCGGCAGTCATGCTACTCTCAACTTTTTGAGTGAGAGTATCAAATTGCTCATCGTTTATCTTATTTTGGTCTGTAAACGCATTCTGTAAGTCAGTAAGAGCACTATTCAAACCAGATTGATTTTCTGTGATTTGAGATACAGAAGCAGTAATACTATCTTTTGCGACTTTCAATTCCGCAACATCAGTAATAAGGGTTTTCTGTTCACCTTGGATGGCGTTTATCTCTTTCCAAGTAGCATCACATACGGCGGTTGTATATTCAGTTGAGGTAGGATTATTATACACAATCTTACTGCGGGTCCAGATATATTTACCTTCTTCCCAAGTAGGTTGTGTTTCACTCCAAGAACCACCCGCCAATTCCGTTTCACTTGTGCTAATGTAGTATTCAGTAGTGATGCTTACAACGCCCCGGCCGGGTGCTCCATCTGTCCCAGGCTCACCATCAGAGCCCTTCGCCCCAGCAATACAAGTAGCATTTCTTATAGCAAAAGTTCCATCAGTATAAGTTATCTTCTGACGGCTCCACATATATTTGTTTTCTTCCCAGGGCGGGGCCTCTGTGCTCCAAGTGCCACCAGTAGGAGTAGAAGTGCTGGTAGATAGGTAATATTCCACATCAACTTGTTTTACTGTCTTTTTGATGGTCTCTGTTTGGGTTCTTACTTCGGAAGCCAGCAAGGTTATTTCTTTGTTTTGCTTATCTACTTTCGCATAGGTTTGCTTTATTGCCTCACCTAGGTTAGTGGGATTTGATGCGGTTTCCCCACTATCCTTATACTTCCAAGAACTCGTTTGGTTTAGACCGCCATTATAGACCAAAGTATCATTCAAAAGATAGGTAATAGCAGAACTATTGTCTTTACCAAGGATTTGAATTTTATCGCCAATCTCTAAGTAGAAATTACCTCTCCACTTACATTCAAATTGAGAGATTGATAAACCGCCAACTGCCACAACCGCGTTATGGACTAAATCTGTTATGTCTTCTCTCAATTCCCAGAAAGCATTATCTCTTACGAATTGCGTGGCGTCGCCAGTAGTTCCGCTTTCACTTACATCATCGCCTAACTCATTAGTAGAGCAAATAGTTTTTAGGACTCTCGGTCCATTATTCTTATACTCAAAATAGATGTTCTTGTCGATAGAAAGGAGACTGGGCCCGGCCTTATCCAGTTTTTTGAAAACCATGGCATTAGTGTTATCCATAAAGTAAATGGTTTGAGTGGCCTCGGCCACCATATTCAAAGCTTCTCGTAGGGTTTCGGCCCCATCAAAGTTAGCTCCATTAGGATAGGATAAAGTAAAGGTATTTATACCTTTTACAGATACTCCTAACTTGGCCCCGCACGCCTCGCAGAACTCTTTGATGGTATAGGGCTTTGTAAGAGTGAGGTCTTTGACTTGATGGCCCGCGGCCTTATAAAGAGTATCATGGGCGGAAATAGTAAGACTATTAGTCTTTTCATCTCTCTTTATACTATCTACTTCACAACTCAAAATTTTTGTATAAGTAGTATCAGCAGTAAGATAAACATCAAAAGTATTACCTTTTACGATATTGAGTTCTCTATCTTTATCGAGTAGTTCCAGTTCTAACTTCTGGCCTACTCCAAACCCAAAGAACTTGCCTTCCTCGCCCGCTCTCTCAATTTGGAATTTCTTTATCTTATCACTACCAGTAAAAGTAGCTTTCTTGGTAGTGCCATCAAATAAATCAATTTTGGCCTTTATCTCTCTTGAAGGAGAGACAAGAGCATCAAGAGCAGTTTGAGTTGTTTCTATCATATTCTTGTCCCTCCTTTTTTACATTTCGATAAAGTTTAGTTGTAATGGCTTATATAGAACTTTCCCATTTTGAATGGTGTAGAACTCTGGTTCTGGTGTTCCTATATAGCATCTTACATTAGATTTTATGGTTTTTGTGCGTGGGTTCCTATAAGAGATATAAACTACAAAAGGCTGGACCGCAGTAAGAAAACTTGCCATCTCATCCTCATTCATAGGTCTCGTGGTGACATAGATTTTATCTTTACGATTTACTACATCAACCACATTATCTCCCGCGGCGTTACGCCCGCTGTCCTCGCTAAGGAGGACTTCAAACCCGCACTTCAAACCGCTAACCAGATTACTAAAATCTGTATTGCCTATTTTGAAATAAGTCATTCAAAGTCCTCCTTTACGCAAAGACTAATGGCAAAGTGCCAGTTTGTTTGGTGATTTCATTTATGTTCTCGATAGTGGTTTCGCCCAAGGTCCGGCCATTTACTTGGAGAATTAGCTTTGTAGGAATGCTTCGGCCTTGTCTCTGGTTGATTTTATCAGCCAGTAAATCCATCCATTGAGTATTGGACTCCAAAGGAAGAACCATCTCTCGGCCAGCTTCACCAATCTCGGCTAATGTCGCACCATTAGTAATACCACCTTTCGCCAGTCTGGGGATTTGAGGAACGCTAATAGTATATATCCAATTAAAGGGCTTCAATCCAAAGATACTAACATTCCTTATTTTATTGAGGGCCCAGTTGATACCATTGAAGGGAATAGCTATTACTCTATTGATACCACTAATAATGGCATTTACAATAGCTTTGAAAGCATTTACGATGCCGTCTTTGATACCATCAAAGATTTTGCCACCAGTAGAGAAAACATCTTTTACCTTCTTCCAAGCCTTTGAGAAGATATCCCCAAAGAATTGAGCAACAGTAGAGAATACATTCTTGATACCATCCCATGCGTTTTTGGCCCCGCTCTTCAATTTATCCCACATTCCAGAGAAGAAATTGGTTACTGGGGAAATAACGCTATTATAGAACCAGCTTCCAACAACAGAGAAGACATTCTTGATACCTTCCCAAGCATTAGATGCTTTTTCTTTGATACTGTTCCATATATTTACGAAAAAGTCCTTTATATCAGTCCAGGCTTGAACGAACCAATCAGCAACCGATTGAGCAATATCTTTGATGCTTTGCCATAGTTCAGAAAAGAAATTGCCTACTGGCTCAGTTACATTAGTATAGAACCAGTTGCCTATATTAGCAAAGAAACCGACTATTGCATCTACTGCGGATTTTGCTCCTTCTTTGATATCATTCCATACCCTGGAAAAGAAATCTCCAATAGCACCAATAGTATTAGAGAACCATGTTGAAATGCTTTCCCAAATGCCATCGAGCCATTCGCCCCATGCCGAGAATGTTCCAGAAGCATTACCAATGCCGACACCAATGCCCGCGAGGGTCCCGCCAATCAGAACCATAGGAATATTTAGAGATAGAGCACCAATAACGAGTAGAATTGCTCCGCCTAAGATAGCAAGGGCAGTCACCCATCCAGCGATTTTACCGCCAATCTGGTCCATCTTCTTTTCGAAATTCTCAATATCAGCCAAAGCATCTTCGGGAAGTAGAGTTCCTATTGAGCCCTCGCTTCCTCCTACATCTATACCATAGCCAGCATCTCCGGCCCCAGAACCAGAACCACTTCCACTATCTTGGCCTTGGAGGATGTTCATCTCATCAAAGCCCATAGTCTGCCTTTTGAGTTTCTTTACTGCGTCAGTGGCCTTATTGACTGCCCCAGTATAGGAAGAAACAGAAGTCGTAGCTTTGTTCATGGTTTCGGAAGACTTGTCTTTCTTGATGCCAAATAGAACCCTTAGTAAGGCACTAATCTTGGCTACTGCCACAGTAACCCATACTACTACCTTTTGGATTACTGGTAAGAAAGCTTCACCTAATACATTTTTGAAGCCCTGCCACGCCTGTTTCATGGTAGTAATAGCATCTTGGTATTTAGCACTCGCAGCAACTAAACTCCCACTCATTTGAGAGCCAAGAGCATTTTGGGTTCTGACTACATCTTTCAAAAAGTTGCCGTTATTATTTAGTAGGGGATTGAGTTTTGAAGTGCTTTCACCAAATAACTTATATGCGAGGGCTGTTCTCTCTGTGGCGTTATCCATGCTTTGTAGGCTGACTACTACATCTTCGAATATATCACCAGTAGAGCGTAGGTTGCCCTGAGCGTCTTTTAGATTTACGCCTAATCTTTGGAAAGCCTTTTGACTTTCCTCGGTTCCATTGACAGCTTGGGAAATTTGGCCACTCATTTGGTTATAGCCTTCTCTCAATTCTTCAATAGAAGAACCGCTCAATTCCATAGCGTAAGCCCATTTTTGGTATTGCTCTGCGGACATATTCATTCTTTGAGACCCTTTGTCTATACTATCACCTAATTTAGTAACAGAATTTACTACTTTGGTGATAACCGCCGTGAAGGCTATGAGAGCTGCGACCCATCCCGCTATTACTCCAATACTTTCTTTTATAGCAGTTCCAAGATGTCTAACCCATTCACCGAATCTACTATTCTTTATTCTTTGAAATGCGATAGCCAAAGCCTGGAATTGAGCAGTTTCTTTTAGCCCATTTCCAAGAACTGATAAAGCCTTTTTCGCCACTTGAAGAGGGCGAGTGACCTTATCTCTCATATCGTCTTTGAAGTCAACAAATGCGATTTGTGCTTCTGACATTCTCCCTTTGACCGCATCCATCTTGGTATTGTAGGCATCCCACTGCTCCATAGCTTCATTTAATTCGGGCGACCAGGCCGCCTTATGCCGAGCAGTTTTGTCATCAAAACCTTGACCCTTATACTTCTCATACATCTTGGAGAAAGTTTGTTCATAGTTTCTCTTAAATCCATTATAAGTTCCAGATTTGAAAACTTCTTTTAGTTCCTTTGAAAGCCCCTTTACTTCTTTTCTGATAAGTCCTATTGTAGGCAGAGCCACACCAAGGGCAGAAGAAATAGATTGCTTTATAATGCCGGCGGCGTCCCTTACCTCTTGGGAGACGCCACTTACGCCCTGTTTTGTTGAGTTAGCAGTTGATTTGAGTTCTTTCTTTACTTCGGTTATACCTTTGTTGAAGTCGCTCTTATCAACTACTACTCTTACTTTTAGTTGTTCATCCACTCACATTACCTCCTTCTTTCATTTTATTCCTAAGGTTATGTGCTGTGGCAAAAGCGAGGAAATTAGCCACACTTCGTTCATCTTGCTCTTTTTGTTTTAGTTCTTCTACTTCTTCACTACTAAAAATAGTAGGATATGCTTCATATATTTCTGGGTAAGTAGCATCAGAAGACAAACATCTACCAACACTTATACCAATTAGATTACCTAAAATCCAGTCAAACGAGGCTTTATCTTTTAGTTTTCGTTTATAAGTTCTCTCATAGCTTTTTGCTCTGCGGGCTACCTCTCCAATACTCATATTCCAATAAGTATCCTCGTCTATCCCTATATCAAGAGCCGTTTCCAAAGTTTGTTCGGCTAATTCAGTTAGAGTTTGAGGAGGAGTTAGTTCTCCTCCTCCTTCTGTACGTTTGGGTTTTGGCCCTCTTCATCTTCTTTGATAAGACCACTTACTTTGAAAATTTCAAGCATTACTTCAAGAAAATCAGTAATGGCGTGGCCTTCATTTAGATAGTCATCAAAGATATCATAACAATCATCAAACTTGATGCCATGATTGAACTTCAATAGGCTGGCCCAGATGATAGCTACCATGTCATAGACCTTGGGCAGACTTTCTTCACTCTGGACCTTTACCAGAATATCAAGAGGATTACAACCAATTTTCTTTTCTAACTCAACCATAGCACGAGTAGTAAGAACGAGTTTATAGGTGTTGCCACCCGCTTCAAAATTCATATAATTCATAATTTTTCTCTCCTTTATTTTTTAGTAGGGGAAAGGGAAAAGGAGAAGCCCTTTCCCCTACCCCCATATGGGTTTATTTACGCACCAAAGTCAATATCACTATTAAGAGAGATATTGAGCGTGTAGGTCATAGCAGCACCAACGCCGACACCTTCTAGGGAAACAGAAGGTTCACCAGAGAAAGTAGCAGTAGTAGTGTCGGGTAGTGTTACTTTGAAATTGATAGAGCCGGTTAGGCCATTTAGAGTAGTGAATTGCTCCTTGGCATAGTTGAACTTGAAGGCGAGGTCGCCGTAGTCCTTGATGCCGTTGATATACTTTTTGCTGGCATCAGCTAGCGTGGTTACATCAACCTTATCGATAGAACCGCCTAAAGAAGGGATTTCTAATAGGTCAGTTAGGTCGGTATAGGAAGTAGTTCCGCTAGAACTATAAGCAAGCTTGATACCTTTTGATAGAATAGCCATATATTATTCCTCCATTACTTATAAAGTTTCGAGGCTTATTGCCTCAAATACCATTACCTTTTGTATCATAGATGAGTTATTATCATATAACTCATTAGATGAAACTCTTTTCCAATTCAGCGAGCGTAGTTTTTCATCTACAAGGCCCGCGTATTTCTGGATTAGAGATATATCGTTTGCCCATACCTTTACTTGATATTGGATTATGCTTATATCAGTTATATCAGTTTGAGTTGAAACATAATTCGTAAGTTCCATATAACTAATACAAGGCGTAGCTAACCCACTGTGTAAAGTCATCTCATAATGAACGGGCAACCCTATTTCTTTTAGGGCATTTAGTAAAGTAGGGTGATAATCAATCATCAATAATGCCCTCCATTATTTTTTGTTTGATTTTCTCTCTATTTTCCGCAAAGGCCGGGCGTAGGAAAGGATGAGGTTTCATACCACTTGTAGTATGCCATTTGCCCTTATCATCTTGATAGGACCAAGGCTTCTTTCTGCCGTCACCATCTTCTGCGAATAGGCCGGTCCCAAACTCAATGTATGGAGCATATTCAGCATCAGAAAAGACAGTTCCTACTATCTGCCCGTCTTCTTTCTTTACTGTAGATTGGATACTACGGCGTAGTGCTCCTGTATCTTTTGGGGCTTTCATCTTTGCCTCTCTTTCAACAATAGCACAAGCTTGGCCTACACTTTTCTTCAAAGCTTCATCACTTATCTTTTTGTCTAATTCATTCAACACAACATCTAAATTAGTAAATTCAAATTCCATCTTATGCCATCCTTGTCATAAATACTTGGGTATAACGCCCCATCTCGTTGATGTAGAGAACTTTGAGTTTAGTCTTGTTGTATTGAATTATATAAGTGTCGGAGACTTTGTCGTGAGTTAGGCCAATATATTCAGCCTTGGAATAGAGAATATTGTCTTGATTAGTTTGATTAGTGATGTTTATTGCCATTCTTACTTGGCCCGCGGGCTTTGTAGAAACGATATCCTGGCCATAATCATTAGTAGTAAGAACATAGTAGTCATAAGATTTGATTTGACTATTTATCACTTATCCCACCACCTTTATACGGCGTTTCCTATTTAGAATACGAAGAATATCAGCAGGAATATCATCCTCATAACTCTCACTTACACCAGAGTAAGATTGAGATGCCAGGCCCTCGGTATTTAGGCGATTTAGCTTTATAATTGCCAGGCGTTCAGCACACATCTCTAATTCATAATCAAGTTCTCTATTACAGTAAGCTTGGACTTCTGCTAATGCCATTTTTAGGCAAACCCCAATCTGGGCATCAGAGTAATTATCCGCCGCAGAACCTAATAGAATTTTGATTTCTTCTACCATTTATTTTACCTCCTTTATTTAGGGGAGGGAGGCGGAGGCTCACCCCTACCTCCCTATATATAGCTTGATTAGTTAGCAGCTTCGGTAATCTTGCACGCTTTCGTCGCGTCTGTTAGAGCACAAACATAGCAATCACGAAGATATACAGAATTCTTACGCTTGTCGGCGTCTCTATCCTGCTCTACTTCAACATCCTTCTTTAGGAATAGGGTGACTGCCTCATTAGTCATTACATAAGCCTTATCAGTTAGGGCCTTGGTAGCAACAACAGGAATACCGCAGATAGTGCCAACCTGGCCATTGTAGATTACTTCGCCCATTTGAGCAGACTTGTAATCGGCGTCCTTACGTAGAGCGGCTTTCCAAGCATTAGGAATAACAACAAAAATCTTGCTCTCATCTTCAAGATTTAGCTCGGAAATAGCATCAACAATAACATCATAAGATAGAGCCTTACCCTTGGCAAAGGTAATACCCTTTACTAGTTCAGAGGCACCATTTTTGGTAGCCAAAGCAGCATAGAACTTAGAAGTCATGTCGTTAGCCATTACAGACGTAGCACCCTTGATGCCAAAATCAACGATTACGGGGTCCTTCATGAAGTCCTCGTCTAGATAGTCAAAGGCTTGCTGAACCATCTTTACGGTATAGTCCTTACCTACATAGGAAATAGAACCACGAGTGCTATTACCAGAACCAGCAGCAACTTCCTCGGCGGCACCAGTATAGGTATAAGTATTGATAGTCTTTACCATGCCAGCTTCTTGCGTTAGACTAGTATCAATAGTCATCATAGAACGGGCATTGATTTGAGTAGTTAGAATATCCTTGGCCTTGGCCTCGATAACCTTGTTGGGGTAAACATTATTAGCCATTATAAATTCCTCCAATTATTAGCCATAAAATTTCGCAAACACTTCTGGTTGCGTTTCGGCAAGTTTAGTAAGTTCCGCCATAGACATCTTCTTCACAGTTTCTTCTGTGATTTCTGCGGGATTGCCATTTCTATTTCCGTTGGGAGCATTGCCCGCTAATCTCTTTTCAACTTCTGTCTTTACGGCGGCTTTGAATAGTTTGTCTAATTTATCAATAGCAGATTGAGAAGCCTCAATATCATCTGTAATATTGATAATGTCAGCAAATTCAGCAGATAAACCACGACTAGAAAGAACAGATTTTAGTTCGCTTCTATTCTTTTCAATCTGGAACTGGGCCAATTGAGATTGTAGTTCTTCAATCTTCATTTGGGCCTCTGCTTGTTTTCTCTGTTGTTCATCAAGAGAAGAAAGAGAAAGTTTCTTCTCATATTCTTTCTTTTGCTTTGCGAGAGCCTGATTCACTCGCTTATCGGCCTCGCTTTGAATTAGTTTTAGAACTTCTTCTTGGGTATAGGTTTTTGTCTCTTGCTCCTGGTTTTCGCTAGCACTTCCAGTTTCAAGATTCTGATTATTCATATTTTCTTCCATAGTAATTTCTCCTTTTTATGATTCTTGACTTACGCCAAGCCCCATTTATTTGATTCGGTTCTTTTACATCTGCCGCCCCGAAAGATAATATTTTCTTCTACTCATAAGTAGAATTATTTGTTTTGGTTTCTAATAATTTGAACACTTTATTTTTTATATTGGATTTCTTTATAATCCACTACTGGAATAATAGTGCATCTGTCTCTTGGATGGATTGGGGGCATATTCACGCCTACTTGGGCTTCTGCGAAACTAAACACTTTACCATCAAGGGCCTTACACACGCTACAAGTCTTCTCATCAGTATCTGCTAAAAACTCATAGCGTGTAAGGCCCGCGTCCTTATATCTATCGACTGAAGCCTGGGTTTGAATATGAGCCATTTCTGTTCTAACTAACATATCAGCTTGGCTATAACTTACATCAAATCTCTCCATCAACTTTTTTTTCAGTTGAGTGGTTTTCTTCCCAGTAATAGCACAATTGACTAATTCCTCGTTTAGTGTTTCCACTAACTTTTCTGTGTTCTTCCATATGCGTTGAGAGAAATGAATTCCGTCTGGTGTCCAGGGCCGATTTACGATTGACTTCGCGGTTTCGCCCAAAGTGGTGAACATTTTATCGGATTTCAAAGGAATTGAATTATAGATATCTTTATATTCTTTCTCGAATTTTTTTGATAAGAGTTTGTTCTCTTTGTCTCCCAGGCTGGTAAGAGTTGATTTGAGTTGAGCTTGTAGTTCCCAATACTTATCCATAGTATAGAGCCAAGCGGGCGTGACTTCTTTACCTTCTGCTATTGCTCTCAATACTTTCTCATAAAGTAATTCAAACTCTTTGATAATAGTTTTAGAAGCAGTCAAGTAATATTTTCGTAGTTGGGCCTGAGCTTCTGCGATTGTTCTATCACTAATTTTATTTTGTTCATCAATGAGTCTTTTGGCCCAGTAATTATTCATTATCAGTTTCCTCGTCCGTAGTCAGCCCAAAGTTATACAAAGCCATATTAGCTTGCTTCTCCTGATTGAGTTTTTCTAATTCAGCAGTTGTGTCCTTTACGAAAGGTAAGAGAGACAATAGAGTTTCATTTGATACAATACCTTGTAGATTTTGAACCAGACTAATGAGTTCAGTATTGTTAGTAGGTAGATTACGAGTGAATTGAATATCGATATCCCGCCAGATAGCATCGGTTGCTTTTAGATTGAGGATATTACAGATTAGTTCAATCCGCTTTTGAACTGCTTTTGTCATCTTTGCCACGATGCCCGCCGCGGCGTTCTCAAAGCCAGTTAGCTTCCACTTGATAGCCTCACCAGATTGGGCCATAAAGACTTCGTCAGAGGTGTCCGGGCAAGCAGTAATCTTATAGATGTTCTTACGGATGGTTTCAAGCATATTAGAGATTTGAGTATCACTAACATTCTTCGTAAGGAAAGTAGCAGTTGAACCTTCTGGTAATATCATTGTGCGGTTCTCCTTCATAACCATCAACTCATCCTCACCGGCATCGCAGTTAGTAAGGACAAGATAACTATCTACCCAAGCATTGAAACTATCGATTTCGCCACTTTGTAGGTCGTTGTAAGCATCTTGGAGACTAATAATACAATTGAAGATGTTCTGTTCTTGGGTATTGAGCCAGAACACAGACACAGGAACATCTTTGAAGTAGTGGGCCTTTTCCTCAATAAGAGTGAAAGCACCATTTAGCCCGAAGCTCTTATAGACTTTGATGGAGAACTTATCATATACCTCAACGAAGTAGTTGTCATTATCACTGAAACTGTCTTCCTTATACCATCTAACGAAGTATAGGAGTTCTTGGTCCAGGCTATTATCATAGATAGGGAAACCACATAGAGGGCTAATTTGGGAATATCTGACTTGGGAGTAAGCATCAATCCAATAGAGTTCATAACCTACGGAATAGATAAGACTATTGGATAACCACTCATAATCCTCGGCGGCACTATCATTATAGTTGATGACACTTTGAACATCACTAATATCACTATTACTTGTGTAGGTGATTGGCTTACCGCAGATGTAGCCAGCGTATGTATCAACAATAGTCTTACACATATTAGTAATGATATGATTACATTCTTTTGTTGGGTCGCTATAAGATTTGTTTAGGATTTTTTGAATACCGTTGTAGTAGTCGCCCCACCTCTTTAGCTTGGGAAGTTCCATGGTTTGGAATTGATTTATTAGCTTATGAAGCAGAGCATCAGTTAGGGGAGTTTCTTTATTTATATAGAACATTTGTTATCATACCTCCACGCCATAACGCTCAAATAGGGTTTTGACCTTTTCGTTTTTTAGGATTTTCTTTCGCTGTCCTTGATTCAAAGCGTTATACATTGTTTGTAATGCGGTTTTGATTTCAAGATTATAAGCAATAACTTTATCTACTAATGTCATTATTTAGTCCTCCCACTTATCAAAGCGTCAAGGGCGTCTTCCAGTTCTTTGATGCGTTGCTCTGGGGCTTTGTATTCTGCCCGACGCTTTGCTTCAGCTTCGTCCCTTGCTTTTTCTTCTGCGGTTGGGGTTCTGCTTTTGATTACGAATTTGTTATTCTCTACCGCATACCAACTGTATTTATTGGGGAGGGGTTGCTTGCGGGCCTCCTCCGTTATTTCGATATAGGGTTCTATATCTTTGCCGAAGGCAATTACTTTGCCAGTTTTGGGGTCATAGTTTACTTTTATCATTTCGTTGCCTCCTTTTAGGTTTTGTAGAGAAGTACATATTGACAAGTAGCATCAAAGCTATTTTGGAATTGAATATAACTACCGTCATAATACCAAGTAATAAAATAATTGAATCGATCACCAAAACGGCCTAGATAAAAATGATAGTTAGTAAAATTAGCACCAAGAGAACACCCACCATTACCACCTGTATCATAATTGAAATTATAATATTGTTGAATAGCACCACGTTCGGAGCTATACATAAAAATAATCAATTCTTTGGCATTATATAAATCAGAATATGAATTATCAGTAGTGGCACTCCAACTACCACTAGCAGAAATGCCTGCCATAGCGAGAACATCTGATATATTACTCCAAGTACTATCATAATTGTTGTTAGTATTCTTCATTAGAATTTGAGGATAGCTTCCCCCACTTGGTAGGCCATTGGACGCGGATATTTTAGTTTTATCCACATAGAGCGTGCCATTTTCGTTGATTTTAATAACATCATTATCTACCTTTACACCACCAAGAGTAGTAGTAGAAGCAGTAGGCAATGTATAAGGCTCTGGCATAACTGCATGAATTGTTCCATCTTCATCCGTGGTAGTAGTCGTACCATCTACTTTTACACCACCTAAGGTAGTAGTAGTTGATGGAAGTAGTGATAACACACTGCCATCCATCTCAAACTGGGTAGCGTTGGGTAAAACTACTCCTGAGTTAGCACCACCACTCAAGCCTCTTGCTACTGGGACATAAAGCCGAGAATGCTCATCTATATAGCAATAACCTTTTCCTTCTGTTGTGATATTTTCACTTGGTGCTTTTATTCCACCCAAAGTATCATTAGAAGCAACTGGTAAAGTATAAGAACCACCACTAGAACTAATAACACCATTACTATCAATAGTAATACTTGTTCCATCAATCTTTACACCACCAAGAGTAGTAGTAGAAGCAGTAGGTAAAGTATAAGAGCCTCCGCCCGAGCCACCTTTGACAGAGATAACACCATTAGTATCAATTTTAATGGTAGTTCCATCTGGCTTTACGCCGCCAAGATAAAGAGTAGTAGCTTTGGGAATATGTAGCCTACCATCTTCATCAACTAAAACATCATCACCACCATTACCTACGGCAGTAGGCATTGCCTTTACACCGCCAAGTCGATAATCCGTAGCAACAGGTAAAGTATAAGAACCACCACCGCCAGTGGCACTAATAACATTATCAGCACTAATTGTAATATTCTCTCCCGCGGTATAAGTAGGTCCAGGAGCACCGGCAGGACCAGTATCACCTTTATCACCTTTATCGCCTTTCTCTCCAGTGTCACCCTTATCGCCTTTTTCTCCCTTGGGTCCAGTATCGCCCTTTGGGCCTTTTAGTAATTCAAGTTGAGCCTCTGTAAAGTCAGCATAAGTAAAGGCATCACCCTTATCACCTTTCGGGCCGGCGGGTCCTCGAGGTCCTACATCACCTGTATCACCTTTATCACCTTTTTCTCCCTTATCGCCGATATTACCTCTTGGACCCATAGGCCCGGTCTCACCGATATCACCTTTTGGACCAGGTTCTCCTTTAGGACCGATAGGGCCAGGTTCTCCTTTAGGGCCAACAGGACCTTGAGGACCAGTTAGAGATGCGAGTTGTTCTGGTGTGAACATATCATAAGTAAAAGCTTTACCAGTATCACCTTTCTCACCGTTGACTCCAGGTTCACCTTGCGGGCCTCGTGGGCCGATAGGACCAATCGGGCCTTGTGGGCCGGGGTCGCCTTTGGGTCCCTGTTCTCCTCTTGGGCCTTGTGTTCCCATTTGGATTGTTGGGTTCTTTGCTTGGATTTCAATAGCCAATTATCTCACCTCACTCAAAATAAATAGGAGCCTCAAATTCCAGATAAGTTCCATTATATTCAAAGAGATACATATGCCGCCCTTTGATATTAGGATTACTGGGAACTTCAAAACTCCATACACCATTTTCATAAATTCCGGTAATAGATAAACCAATATCGGGGATAATTAGTTTCATATCACCGGTTGTGATAGGCACACCGTCATTATCTTTGATAACTGCGGCGATTGGTGTATTGTCGCCATTAGTAAGGCGAATTGCGTTATGCAAAATTTCTAAAGCCATGCTTTCCTCCTTATAAGCCTAATCCATTTCTACTAAAAGATTTGAGCTTTTTTGATTTATCAATTATTTGGATTGAATAGCGTAGAGCATCTATATAGTGGTTGAAACTATCAATAGGCTGGTTTAGATATTCACCCGTCTTTTTATCTTTCTGCCAACTATAATTCTCAAACTCTGTTATAATGCCCTCGCAGGATGGATGAACAATGATTTGGTATTGTTGTAGGGTTTGGATACCGTAGAGAATACTGTCTTTTCCTTTGGAGCAAGCAGATATTCGAGTTATGCCTTTTCTTTTTAGTTCTTCGATTGATTTGGGTTCGGCAGAGTCTGCTTTTATTTGAGACTTGGCAAAGCCCAGAGAGGTTATAATTGAGGCCAAATCATCATTAGTTTTGTTGGTATCGCCCCAGGTCTTGAAAATGTATATAGTGTTCGTGTTTTCATCGACAATACTCGCGGTCAGGGCCGAGATGTCATTTGAGAAACCAAAGTCTAATCCTATGATTAATTGGCCCTTTATGTCGTTGTGATTGAATTCTTCTACTTTCCAGTTATTGAAGATGAGTTTATCGAGAGAACAAAACTCTCCTAATGCGTAGATACGATAATAAGTGGGATTGGTGCGGGCCTTCTCCTCCAAAGCATCGGTATATTCTTTTGGCAAAAACTTATTATCTTTATAAGTGGTTTTGAGTATCATTGTAGTATTGGGGTTTACTATTGCGTCTTCGGCAAACCACTTCTTGAATACCCAGTTGGCACGAGATACAGGATTGAAGCTTGCGAACGCTTGAAGGTCGGGCTCTTTTGCTCTCAAACGTAAGTCTAATTGCGTGAACTCATCCTCTGTAAGTTCTGTTGCTTCCTCACACCATATGTCAGTAATTCCTGCTATTGATTTTATCTTTTCTTCGTTGTCTAATCCTTTGAACAGGATAATACTTTCATTAGGAAGAGTTATTGTATAAGTAGAAAGGTTTATCTTACAGTAGGAGTAGATGTTCCATTGTTTTAGAGTATCTATAAAGAGTTGAAATACACTATCTTTTAGAGTTGTAGCAAATTTACGAATAACCAAAACTTTACGGCGTCGGGCCATAGCTTTGATTAGAAGCTTTTGAGTTAGGAAAACGCTTTTGCCCGAACCGGCCCCGCCGTAATAAATCTCATATCGCTTTGAGTAGTCTTGTAAATGAGGAAAATAAGTATCATTGAAAATCTTTGGGGATATATTGAGTTCAATCTGTGGCATCTTCTCCATCCCCAATATTTATTGTGATAGTAGAACTCAAATCGGCCTCTACTTTCTGTGTAGGATTGAAACCTTCATTCTTCAAAACGAACTCAATCATCTTTTGATTACCGTCTCGGCAGAGCGAGATTGCTCCTTCTCTGGCAGCATCAACCGCCGCCATCCATCTATCGTCATTTAGCTTCTTCAATTCCTCTTGAAATTCGGTAAAAGCTTTTCCATAACGCCAGTTCCATAACGTTTTGGGACTAACGCCAACTTCTTCACCGATTACCTTATAGGTCAATCCTTTCCCGCAAGTTAGAAGTTCAAGAGCCTTCATTTGCTTTGGACTTAGTGCCATTTCCATCCCTCCTTTTGGGTAGTATTTAGCCCGCCAGCTTAAAAAATAAGACTCGCGGGCCAAGTAAGTTTTGAGTAATACTCCATAGAAGTAAGTATTACTTGGATTTTTTAGTGGGACTCTTTTTTGGAAGAGTCGGAATAGTTGGAAGAGTCCCAAGTAGTCTTTCGATTTGTTCTTTGAGTAGAATTGCTTGCTCGGGCCGGCCTTCATAGTAAGCTTTGTCGTAAGCTTTTAGTAGCTTATCGAGCACGAGACGGTCTTCAAACATCATCACTTTTCGAGCCTCTTATTTAGTAAATAGTTTAGACTATAAAGAAAATCAGAGTAGTGGTAGGTGATTTCGTTTATGATTTCTTCTTCGCCGTAAGTGTCCCGTAGATAGGCCATAGCTTCGTTTAGTTCCATAGGAATTCCTCCTTTTATAGTTGAATACGACGGAAAGACTTACATAATTTTTGGAGTTCGGATATTGAAAGTAGTCCGATTACTCCGGTTTTGTAAGTATAGCAGTTGTCGCATTGAGAAGTTTCAAGTATGCGGGTTAGGGCCTTTTTATAGTAGGTTCGTAGCTCGTTCCCATCGAGTATAATCATTTCGTTAGAACCAATTAGATAAAAGAAAAATTTATCTGCGGTTGAGGTATGAAACCAACCATCCCGGCCCGCTTCTTTATTTGAGGTGAATTCGATAACGAGGTTTTGGGATTTATGGGCGGTTGTGTCAGTTTTTACTTCGATAAAGTAGTTTTGGTTATTTTTTGTAGCGATGATGTCGCCCGCGGTAAAAAAGTTTGGGTTTGAGGAGACGTATTGGGTAGTAAAGCCATTCCGTTCGAGTAGTTCGAGGGCGACCCGCTCTCCTATATTTCCGTAGTATGAAGCTTTTTCAAAGCCATCGTAGTTTGCCATTAGAGATTCCTCCTTTTTCTTTCCTCTATTTATAAGTAGAGAAACTGAAAAAGGACTCTAAAAATTTGAAACTTTTTTTTAGTAAAAAGCTTTTTTATTGGGCGAAGAGGGCCCGGGCCGGCGGGGAAGGTCGAGCGGGCCGGGCCATTT